TTACATCACCGGGCAGTCATCAAACTCCGCGTTCCTGGCATCATTAATGATGTACGTGATCACTCCGAATATTGCGTGTGAGGAATTGTAGCCGTCACCGTCTTCTGGCAAAGCTTCCCTTCTCCCATTCTCCAGATTTATCAGGTGAGGTTGGGGATGAGTCCGATATCGCTTGATCCTGAATTCCCCGTCGATTGCACATATCAGCAGTGAACCATCGCAGGCAGTAAGTGACGCATCCACAACAAGCAACGCTCCCTGGATTATCCCTTCTCTGAAATGTGAACGCGATGCCCGCATGAAATAAGTCGCAGCTGGCTGGCTAATTAGCTGCTGGTCGAGGGAGATCTTTGTTTCAACGTAATCACTGGCAGGTGACGGAAAGCCCATGGCTATAGTCCTCCGTTTGGATTGAACAACTGAAAGGTACGGTTCTCGCCTTCCTGCGTTGATACATCGCGGAATGTTGTCACATACCACTCAATCCATTCGTTGGCATCTTTCTGGCTGAAATGCCAGTTTCTGGCGCGCAATTCACGGATGAAGTCATCGGTGCGAAGGCACTGATAACCCTTAGGGTTTAGCTGTATGGCAGCGACAAATGCGCTGTGAATGTCTGATTTGCGGGGCATGATCTGCACTCCTTTTACTGTTTTTATATACAGTAGTTTTAAAGCGAGTGCAGATCAAGGTGCAATTTGAAATCTCACGGATTTGCGGCTGCTAGTCCACCATCATCCCGCACAACAACATCTTCTTCCATGAATGAAGAACCTTCCGGAAGAGGGTTTTTCACAGCGAATAACACCTCGCCATTAGTTTCATTGATCTCTGGCACTTCCATGTAATCCCACGGCCCAATGTTTATTACGTCACCGTCAGCATTTCTGAAAACAAGACCTTTCATCATTTAGCTACCCACCCCGTATTACCAGAACCTGATATTTTAAAGTAAACACTACCAGAAGCTCCACCAGAACGGTTGCAATAGATAGAACCTGCTGCCGCAGTTACAACACCCTCAGGACTTCCGGTGCCGAAGAAAAATCCTGTGTTTGTTCCCTGAAATCTGTACTGAGTAGCCACCATTCCTAACTGGCTATAGGAAGGTGTGGACTCAGGGTTTAAAATTAACCACTCCTGATACATCCCCGAATTTCTTATTCTGAGGTAGAACGTAGTGTTCGTACCCCTTTCCAGGGTTACAAATGAAGATGCCGTAAACGTAGTGCTCACATTAAACGTATCCCCATTAAATGTTAAATCACTAAAATTGGTCGAATACCATACCGCCATTCTAAAGTCATAGCGAATCATCATCTTACATATATCAATAACATCCGGGAGTGACTGCCCTGTACTAGGATCCAACGGTATGTTTTTTTTGAAATCGCTACGCCACAGCGAGATAATGTCAGGCACTCGTGGCCTCGGCTCTATGGCTGCCGACTTCATATCAATAGCGTTCACATCACCAGAAAAAGCCTCAACAATCAGGAACGTTCCATCAGCAGCATCCGTATAATGCCAAAGTGTAGTGAGCCTACCGGTGTATGAATCAAAATAAAGACCTTCCGTCTCAAACCTGTTTGCTGATCTGCCCATTGCATTTAAAATAGACATTCCACCGATTGGGTCGAACAACCCATTAAGGATATTCACCCCATCCGAGTTTTTTATAACAACACCCTGAACAACCCTTAGGTCACTACTTGCCGTCCCTGGATTATCACTGTCGTAATAGCCGCCGTAAGCCATAGCTATACCGTCAGCGCACATTACAGTACCCTGATTCTTATACAGTAAAGGCGTTGCTCCGTATTCGTTGCCAGCCCCAATGGTATCCATCCTTATAGTTCTTTTAATTTCCCAGGTATCTTTATCCAGAATGTTAAAGGTATTTGAATACGCTGTAGCATTTGTAGTTGGGGCGTCATAAGGAACAAGCAGTTCCCCGTTAAATTCAGAAGCGTAAATGTACTTCACCTCATCCCTGGGAGGTGTCATTTCAGTTATTGTAGTACCGGCAACCGGCAGTGACGTAACATTAAACTTAGCCAGCCAACCAGTAGAAGCACTTCTGGCATAAATGAATCTTTCTCCATCAGAACGAACAAGAGAAAAACATTTTGTCCACCTTTTTCCGGCCCTGAAAAATGTTTTTTCGGTAAGCGTCAAAAGGTCGTATACCACCCACCAGTTTGCCGTATCACCTCCAGACGCCTGATAAACAACCCACAATTCATTTTGTGAATGGTCAATAGCGTGGCCAGTTGCGTATAAGTATTGGTATCCATTTGCCGAGGAAACTGCATCGTAAGCATTGAATTTTAAAGGCAACTCGAAAAGCACTTTATAACGATGATTATTCCCGTACTGGTTTTGAATGGTAGATGTGACCGAATTTAAGTCAGCAATATCTGACTCGTTTTCATCAAGATGCTGCTGAACAGTTTCACCATCAGCCGCCCTGACCAGCTCCGCTCCTTCTGGCTTATTCAAATCGGATCTTAGCGCAGCATCCCCAACTCCAACCCATTTACCTGCACCTATCCCTCCCGTGCTATCTGGTGTTGATCCGGGAGGAACGACCTTGGGTTGTGACCAGTTGCCGTCCCAGCGGTAGTGTTCGCCATTGCTCTCGAGCTGCAGAACGGTGTTAGGAGTGAGGAGGGTATAACCCTTTTCAAAAGATTTCGCCGTGATATAGCCATAGTTAAGCATCGATTGCGTTGCGAGAGATTCGATACCATACCAACTCAGGCGATTTTTCCCAAAGCGATCCTGCCATATAGCTGCAGTAATGCTGTTAACTGCTGTATCAAAGTTCTGGGCGTTATCAAACAGATCGTAAGGGCTGGAGGAGCCCAGTGGGTTTTTCGTGAAATAGGTTGTCATGCTCGCTCCGGGCATAAAAAACCCGCCGAAGCGGGTTGATGTTTTTTGAGGGTTATGCGACATCGCCGGGATAAATGGCATCGTCGTACTGATATTTCCCGGGGTGGTACTGGATCGCGGTCACACTGCTGGTACCGTCGCTGCCGGGGGTTATCTCACCCACCAGCGCATCGTACCCAACCCGGGATGACGAACAGAACAACAGGCGTGGCGGCTCAATGTACGGGCTGCTCATCTCCCATTCATCCGGGGCCAGGGCGGCGCTGTACGGAATGCTCAGGGTGTAATCATCGATCCTGGTCGGCACATGCAGCGCTGATGCCCGGCCATCCTGATGGCGGATCACCACACGGGGATTCGGGAAGCTCCAGTCTGGCGGTTCGCTGAGGGTAAGCGTGATTGCGGCGCTGTCCCAGCTCATGTCAGTTATCAGGCAGCTCAGCGTCTGGTTGCCGGGGATATCATCAGCGAGGATTATGCGGTCCATAAACTGGTAGCAAAGTGCATCCATTTCTGTGCTGGTCGTATGCTGCAGGCGCTGCAGCTGATACCCGCGCAAACGGCGCATGCCAATGCGATACGCCCGGTCCTGATCCACTACCCCTTCCAGCTTGTAATCTTCCACCTTCACTGGCGTGGGATTCCCGGGCTGACGACACTGAACGGTTTCTTCTGCCCAGGTGGTGCCGTTGATGTAGGTAACATCCACGCCGTCATAATCGTCCTGGCTCGGCGCCTTGAAAGCGGTCTGCAGCTCTTCAGTGGTCTCCTGGGGCGTGATCATCCCGGTCCAGTTTTTCACCCCTTCCCGTCCGGCGGAGACCAGACCATCCGACAGCAGGAAATACCCCATCCCCGCCGCGGTGATAATTTTCAGCACCTCCAGCGCAGATTTGCTGTCCCCGGTTGCCCAGTCGAACGTTTCCCCGCGGGGCGTCCACCAGGTTTGCTCGAGAGCATCAATCGCGGCGCGGTCAATTTGCTCAGGGCGAAAACCCAGGGATTCGAGGACGTGGTAAAGCGCCCCGCTGATGCTGCGGGAAGCATGCCCGTTGTACAGCCGGGTCGGGATGACGTTGACGCGACGATCGGACTGGGCCGCCAGGCGGTTACCGGTACGTACCGTCATCGCCAGCGTGGTCACTCCGGCATAACTTCCGGGGCGTTTACTCAGACGCGAGCGCATCGCCTGCCAGTAAAGATTGTTCACCGTTCTGGCGCCGCCAATTTTCGTCGTGCGGCGCACGCGGACCTCATACTGCGCCGCCGACAGTCCGCTGATGCGCCGGGTATAACCATGACCATCCGCAGTTTTATTAGTGAATTTATAGGCTACCTGGGACCAGGCTCCAGCAATGGCTGCATTACGATACTGCACCAGAACCCGCACGGTGTGCGACTGCGGATCCCCGTTCTTTTTGTACTGGATGTGGCCGTTGGGGAAGATGAAGTTGTTTTCGATGGTGGTCGTGGTCTCCCCATCCGGGCACGCCAGGAATGGTCCAAGCCAGGCATAGTCATCATTCACGCCAGTGACCTGGGCATCGAGCAACGTACGCTCGCTAAACCCCGTCCATGCAGGATCCACGGTGACAACATCATTACCACTGGAGTCCTGGGTGACGACCACCCGCTCAATCGTGATGGTCTGATCATCGATATCCGTAATGCGGAACTGGCCGTCAGCATAGCCGATACCGATCCGCTGGACTCCATCCGGGATGCCCGTGAACTGCTTACCCGTGGCGCTGTCGTATGCCAGCGTGATATGTGCCTCCACCGCCGCGGTGCCGCCTGTCGATGCCACACCGGCCACATCAACCGGAGCACTGCCGAAAACGGAGACCGGGAGCGCGCTGTGGCTGATAATGCCCCCGGCAAACGGGCTGCTCTCCTCGGCAATCTCCAGCCGGCCACCAGTATCGCGCGCGATCAGACCGGAGCCGGTGAGCTGGTTTGAGATGGTATTAAGCAACCCTGACATGGTGACGTAGTTAGTGATGAGTGACACCGCATAGGTTGTACCTTTCCAGCCGATCGTGAACGTGACAGGCGTTGCCGTGAAATCGTAAGTAGTGGGCGCGGCACTGGCTGTTATGCTGGCCGTCGAACCACCCACACCGGGCACCGCCGGAACGCCAGCTGCGTAACTGGCGATATACAGATCGTAAGCCGACTCATTAAACGTCACCGATACAGGCATTCCTACAGTTGGCCGCAGCTCAGCAACATCACCATAAATCACGCTGTACCCGCCGGTATTGGCAACCCGGTAGGAGTTTGGTGCTACTACCGTGATTACTGTGCCAACAACCCAGGCCGCCGGGATCTCCGTTTCACCGTCGCTGGCCGTGGCCGCTATCAGGGAAAGGGTGTTACCGCTTACCAGAATGGCATCAGAGATGATGCTGACCGTCTGCGGACCGGTTGACCCGAGGTCTAGGCCTGCGGTACCCGAAGTGGTATTCCCGACTTCACCGCTGTTGAACCAGTTCTCGGAACGACTGTCAGCCGCAACGCTGTCCCCCGGCGGGTAGATGGTGGCGCTTACATCGCTGCCGAACGCAGATGCAGGCGTAGAACCGATGCGGATCACCGACGCCGGCAGCGCCATGTCGCCAACCCCCACACATAAAAACATGCTGGTCACGTACTTTTTTGGATCTGCGGAATCAAAGCGCGAAACCGGCTGAACGACATAATCGGGCCACACCTTATAGCGACCAAAAATCTCGCGGATGGGATCACCCAGCTTTGCCATGTTGGCCTTGGCCGGGTTGAGCTCAAGCTGATCACCATTACTCGGCTGGCTGGCGCCGCCGGTCTGCATGGTGCTCATCATATAGATGGAGTAAGCCGCCGACGCGACGGCCACGCTGACGGCCACCCACAATGCGATTTCTGCACCGGTACCGTATGGCACCGGATACATCCTTACATCGCTGTCAGGACGAATGGCGCACAACGCCCACTCAGCCGGCGGCACCGGAACGCCGTCGATTTCAACCGCAACCGGGTGCTGCTGATCCGGCGTCCAGCCCTCAACGTTCTGTGCAAACCAGGCGCTGAGCGTCAGGGTTTCATGATGGTGAGTTTCCAGCGGTTCGCCGGGCAACCGGGACGGATAGATTCTGATCGTCACTGATAGTACTCCACGCGAATAAACCGACGCGTAAACCGCGCCAGCGGCAGGAAGGTCACGTTAGTGCGGGGATTACACTCGGCGGCATGCAGCACACCGTCAATCTCCACGACGATGCCGACATGCGTCACCACTGAGCCGGAATAGCAGGCAATGCCCGCGCCAGGCGCAGGTTCGCAACGCTGCAGATCAGCCATCAGCCCGCGCGCCTCACGGTCGAGACCGTTATCGTCTTTTGTAATCCCGGCAAACTCAGGCCAGGGCTTCAGACCCAGATCGCGGCGGATTTCGTTAACAATGCCAAAACAGTCGAGCGCAGGGTAATTGCGCCCGCCCTTCAGCCAGTTGACAGAACGGTATTTATCAGGATTGAACATGGTCGCCTCATAAAAAAAGCCGCTCGAGGCGGCTTATTGGTTGGTGGCTTTTTCTTCTTGTTGTGGCTGATATCCAGCCAAAGGATTGCCGGTAAAATAGGGCAGACCAAGCTCCCTTAATTCTTTTTTTAAGGTTCTGACCTTCTCGATAGCTTCATCTAATGATGTGGTATCAAATTTTACGGATAGCGTTAATTTTTCCATTCATCACCTCTGATGTTTAAATTTTTCATACATGGATTGCAGTTCATAATCAGGAAGCTTAATAATCTGACCTTCGTAAGCAGCCATGTCTGATATCGCTTTCGCTGCATGTTTAATAAATCCAAAATTTTCCGCAACCAAATTGGCCGCCTCCTGATCTATTTCGCTGCAAACGGCACTGTATTGCTCTGAGCGGCCTGCCTGGTTGCAGTAAGCCCAGGCAAGCTCAACGCTGCGGTGAAAATCAGATGCTGCTGCGCCAAGGTGGTTAAACTCACGGCCTATGCGTTCTGCGTCATAAATATCACCGAGAAATGATTGCGCATAAATGCCAGCATGGAGGCACAGCAATCTGGCTTTTACATAATTACAGGCGTCATCCAGTGTGGATACTTCCCACTCCATGTCTGGGATAAATGCGCCCGTATGCCTGCCCTTAATCGATAATATTTTTACTTCGATGCCAGATGAAGAACCACCATAGCAATGCCATGCAAGCCAGTGTCCAACCTCATGTTTTGCAACGTCAAAAACAATATCCCTTAGAGACCCGAGCATAAATCCTCCTTCACGTAAGATGAGGAGGAATATTGAGCCTTGGGAAGGGCCAGCATCAAGTTAAATAACGAAGGCCCGGGAAGTCCGTCAGTGTGTAACGGTAGCGCGGCCATGACGTATCGAGAATGTTCATGTAGCCGGCGGTGATCTGCACCTCCGTTGCTGTCCAGGAACCCTCTTTAATCGCGAGGGTGAACGGGGGAGCTGCGGGTGCTGACAGATCGGTGGAGACGTACCGGCGGAAAGTTAATGAGGCAGTGGAAAGATTGTCCAGTGCGTTGCGAATTGCGGTCGATACCACGCCATCGATATTGCTGATGGCGAATTTGAGATCCTGCGTGCCGTCAGAGTTGCGCGCCGGCAACGCTATATCAATGGCAGAACCAGTGAAAGTAACGTTCGTGCCGTTTTCAAGCTTCACAGTAATATCGTCCCATCCCCGGGTCAGCCAGTAGCTCTGACCGCCGACGGAGATCTGCAACGTATCCAGGATGACTTCATCACCACCCGAGGCATATAGCCTGTTAAGAACTGCACTGGTCATGCTTCAGGCCACTCCTTATTCAGGGCCAGATCGATAATATCCGATCCCGCCACCAGTTCAGGGAATAAACCCCATCCAGGCGGAAGCAATGGCCGCTCCCACAATTCAAGCTGCGCGCTGTAGCGCCAGTATTTTGGTGAAACCAGCGTCGGCCCCTCGTATATATCGGTGAACCTGCATTTATAGGATTGCTGGCAACCCAGCGGCGTTTGCAGCCTCATCAAAAACCAGGCGGCACCATCCGTAAGTGCATCACGAAACCAGGCTTCAAATAGCTGAGCCTGGTTGTGCTTCTTGAAAATCCAGTTCACGGTGGCGATAGTGGGAGTTGACGTATATTTACGGCGCTGCCGGGCGCGGCCGGATGTTGTTTCAGTTCGCTGTAGAGGGCTGACAGGTTTGAAGCCATATCCATCCTGTAGCGGCATTGGCAGGTAATCATGTGGGTAAACAATATCTGCCATTATCCTCGTCTCCGGTTCGGGTAAATGGACTGCAGCGCCCGGCCAAAATCCCCGTCAGGTTTAATAACCTGAGCGGCCATTTCTTTACGGATCGAAGCTGCTAATTGCCGGTTACGCTGGTCGATAGCCATTAGCGTTGCGTCGTCAGGTTTGCCGGTGAATGAATTTTGAATGTGAACAGCCCCACTGGCAGAAGCCTGCCGGGACTGCTGCACCCTTTCCAGGGTCGCATCAAGTTTGGCCGAAGTGCTGGCGGTTACCACTCGCTCTCCCTTTTGCAGTAACCATGTGCCAGTTTCCGGCACTCTGTCGATACCATCGTGCGCCATGCCAGCGAGTGTTTGCCCGGCAATCATGGCCACCGAGGCGTAACCCACTGCACGAATTGCCGTGGCCGCTGGGATCCCCATAATCATGCCGCCTTCAGCCATAGCCTTGGTCGCCGCCAGTTCAGTGTTGATCACAGCCTGGGCCATTGCGGCCGCCTTGCTGGCGATGAACAGTGTTTTGTAAGCGAGGCTGCCTTCCTGACCGATGCTCTGCAGCAGCTGCGCCGACTGGCCAGCGAGATCTGAGAACATGGAAAGGCTGGCTGATGTGTAACCGGCCTGAATATCCTCAAGCCGTGTGGCGTTCGTCTTGTTAATTTCAGCAACACGGTCGGCATAGGTCTGCTCGTTGATCTCTTTCTCATCGAGCAATTTTTTCTGCATTTCAAGTTGAGTAGAGTGCCATTTATCCAGTTCTTTTTGCGCCTCAGCAACCCGGATAAGTTCGCCACTCGCGCCGCCGACAGACGCATCGATACCACCAAACTTGGGCGCTTCCTGAACCGACGCCTTGGAAATGCGCTCCATGGTCTTACGGTATTCTTCGGTCGCTGGTGCGGCCTCCCGCAGCAACTTAATCCGTTCGCGAGTGGTGTTTAGCAGCGCCTCCTCTGGCTTCAGAAGATCTTCATTCAGGGATTTCAGACGCTCAACCGCGTTGAGGTGATCAAGCGCAGCAGAGTTACGCAACAACTCCGCCCTTTGGCTTTCAGTTAAAGCGGCTAACTCCCCTCGGGTAACCTGATATTTGGTTTTGGCGAGATCGGTGCTTTGCCCAGAGAGAGCGATCTGCTCCTGCTGCTGACTGATGAGACGTTTGTAGGTTTCCTCCAGCTTCTCAGATGCTTTCTGCTCGTCAGATTTGGGCGTTTTTTTCTGAGGTTTGCTGCCCTCGTTATTGCGCCAGGCTTCCAGGCTTGTGCCGATGTAATTCTGGCGAGCAGTCTGGAATTCGGGATCGCTGGTGAGACCAAGAGCATCAGCAGAAAAACCAAGACGCGCTCGCTCGCGCGCTTCGCCTTTGAGTTTTGACAGCTCCAGATCCTGCCTTGCCTTCTCTAAAGCATCAGCCTGCTTGCCGCTAATTTCAGCCTGTGGCATTCGCATCGGAACGGCGGCAATCCCCTGTCGCGCTATCAGTAAACTATTGCCCAGCCCCAGCAGTCGGTTAAATTCCGTGTGCTGGCCATTCATCATCAGCAGTGACTGATAGGCTGCATTCTGCTCGGCGGCCTGCTGGCGAATTAGAACAACCCTGCGGTTTTCAAGTCCCTCAAGCACACTTTGAATGTCCTGAGATTTTGCCTGCATCTGGCCCAGCCGCTCTTGCTCGACTGCCAGAGCCGCAGTGGCATTTTCTAACCCCCGCGTGGCTGTTTCTACAGAGGTTAAATGGTTGATCATGAAACCACCGCTGGTTGTCGGCCCAGGGTTGGCTAGCACATATTGATAACCAGCAATTTCTTCTTTGATGCTTCTGATTTTTTTTTCTTGCTCACTAACGAGACGATTTTGCTCATCGAGTGCCTGGCGGGTTTTACCCTCATTATCTGAGGCATCAGAAAGCGCCATACCACTAGTTTTGCTTCGAACCTCATCAATGGTGTTCGCGTATTCCTGGGCAGAGCGGCGCGCTTGCTCCTGATTTTGATACAGTGTGTACCATGTTGCGGCGAGCGTAAGAACCACTCCAACAGGACCTCCAACCAATCCCGTCAGACTACCAAGAAGACGACCGCCAATTGACGCGACCGAGTTCAAAGCCGTCTGCGCAGCTGTTCTTGCAGCAAGGTTTCTTGATAAAGATGCCTGTGCCAAGCTGAGTCTTTTTTCTGCTGCAGCCTGAGCATCTGTAGCTCTGGCGGCAACAAGTGCCTGTTGAGCTCTGTACACCGTTGCCCGCGCCCTCGCAGTTGAGACCTGCGTCCCTCGCAGTTGAGCCTCAGCCAATGCAACTTCACTTCGCGCGGCATTGACCAAGCCAACTGTAGCGGACGTGGCACCAGAAACGAGATTGCCAAAGAAGCGCGCAGCACCAATAGCCACCAGCGCTCCGGCAGCAGTTGCAACCTCATCGATATTTTCAGCCAGTGAGTCGAGTCCGCCGGCAAGAGAACTGGTTGCACCGCTCGCCTGGTTGGCACCACCAACCCAGGCCATGAAGGCGTTTTCCACACGCTGCGCGGAAGCCGCGACAGTAGCGCCCATCTGGGCACCTTCAGCTCGCACTTTGGATAGCTGACCGAGCAGAGCTGGCATAACAGTGTTTGCCGTAAGCTGTCCTGCCTCCGCCATTGCGCGCAACTGCCCGACGTTAACGCCAAGGCCATCAGCCAGCGCCTGGGCGAACCGCCCACCATTTTCCATGATGGAGTTGAACTCATCGCCGCGCAGAACACCGGAAGCCATGGACTGGCCAAACTGAGTGATCACCGCGGAGGCCTCGCTCGCACCAGCGCCAGAGAGACGGAGCGTTGTGGCCACCAGCTCAGTTACTTTCGCTGTGTCCGCCGCTGTATAGCCCAGTTGCCGCAAAGACGATGACATACGCGAAAACATGTTGGTGTTCGCCTCAACGCTCGTTCCCGTGCGCTGGCTGATATCCATCAGGACCCGCTGGTTCTGAGTGAACTCATCGGCACTGCCCGAGGCAAGTTTCAGGCGGCTATTAAGTTGCGTCCAGGTATCGGCATAGTTGATCAGCTGTTGGGTTGCGAACGCACCAGCAAAAGCCCCACCCAGGCCCATCGCTGCAGATTTTGTTTCATTAAGCTGGGCTGATACTTCTGCCAGCGCACGACGGGTATCTCTCGAAGCTGACGCGGCCTGTCGCCCGCCATTTTGCATGGTTTTGTAGTAATCAGCCCCCATGCGCGAGGCGCGCGCAATCTCCGACTGGAATGACTGAGAGTTGGCAGAGATTTTAATTATTAGCTCACGCAGGGTTGCCATGGGGCCCTCCAATAAAAAAGCCACCTAATGAGGTGGCTTGATTTGCTATGTTGAGTAATTTATTTGATGCACTCGGAGATAGAGCTAACAATATTATCCAATGACATAATTGCTTGATATGGCCCCGCCCCCTCCCAAGTTCCTATATCAAAGAATCCTGTGTTGGGAAAAGCCCCTGTTTCAGTTTGTGCCTGCTGGATATTGCTGAATGTCAAATCAATCTGCTCTGATCGAGGTATTGCATCAAGAGTAAATCGAACAACTCTTTTTATTTGAACAATTCCCGAATCGAATGAGTAGGAAGTATTTCCTTGAACAATAATAGCGCCGGCATCACCCACAGATTCAATAACACCACCGCCATTAACAACTGTCTTACTACCAATATTGTAGTAATTACCTGTATATGCTCCAACAAAACTTTTGGATGCATCAGATAAAATTACATCTCGATTAGATACATTCCGAAGAACACATATTTTTATTTTATCCATTGAGGCTTTATTAGTGTTTATTTTAGTGGTGTATTCCTTCAGAAATTCACGTTGCCCATTGTGTTGAGTTTTTAAACCAGTGACGCTGTTTAGCTTAGCATCTCTTTGCTGACCCGCAGAGCAGCCCGCCAAAAACAAAACGGCTATGATACATATGCATTTTTTCATTTAAAAATCCCTATCAATAAAAATGCAATAATAATTGGAACGTGAATTATTGTCACTAAGTAGCGTTTAGAAGTGCCTTTTCCAAAGCCTCAAATGGATCTTGTTTGTCATTTTCGTCCACCGAGCCTGACCACTGGATGACCGCCTCGTCTATCGGAACTTTAACGCCCTGCGCCCCATAGATTGCCGAAACGAGCTGGGCATTATGAATGTCGCCCCGGACATCCCCGACCGGGCTGGTACGATCGTATTCAGCCCACATAAGTAATTCACTTGGAGCCATGGTTTGGCGCAGCTCCGCCAGGGTACGCCCCATCCTCAGAGCCAGCGCCATCAGAAACTTCATGCCCGGCGTTGCTACTTTTTTTTGGCGTCGTCACTGCTGGTTATCAGATCCAGAGCCTGCTTCAGCAGTCGGGAGTGAACCGGGCCGTATACGCCCTGCACCTCTTCGGCATCGTCAGGCGTAAAAACAGGCTCCTGATTTTCGTCACAGACCACATCGATAAACAGCGTCACGTCGGCGCGCAGGTTACGCATGGCCTTTTCAGAGACGGAAAGCTCTTCATCGCTGTCTTTAACGATCTCTTGCCAGCGAAGCCATGCTTCTGCTGATGGCTCACGCAGAATTACCTTGGCACCGCCCCACTCTTTGACGGCTTCAGTTTTATTACGGAAGCCGGACAAACGAGCCAGTGCCAGCTCACGAATGTTTTTACCCATGTAATTTCTTCGCCGGTCTCCCGGCGCTCCGGTTAACTAATTTCTACGTCACAAACAGTTGAAACAATGGTCGCGCCCACCGCATCGGTTACGATCACCTGACGATGGCCGCTTTCGTTCGCCTGCGCGTTATTGAAATCAATGGTCGTTGTAGTGTTGCCCAGGCCGGAATGCGCGCCATTTTTGTACCAGTCGAGCCGGTACGGCGGTACGCCACCGGTAACCACTACTCCAATAGAAAAGTTGTCGCCTACTGCGGCGGTTTTTGTTGCAGGCAGATCGGTAGTAAACGCCAGGGCAACAGCCGGCGGTGCCGTGATACGAGTCGGCTTGCCTTTCAGGCGTAGCGCGAACGTAGCGGCGACAACACCGTTTGTACCAGTTGACCAGGTGTGCTGGCGAACCTCCGCAAAGAACTGGAAACCAACACCTGAAGGAAAGATGATTTTGAAGCCATAAACGGTGTCATTGTCATAGGCGTCACGCAGCGCTGCCTGGCCAGGGTTTTCTTTAAAGTTACCTGATAGGGATACTTCAGAAGCTGCCGCCAGCCCGTTAATATTCTCCTGCTCATCGGAACAAAGCGTGGTGACGTCAATATCCTGCTTCTGACCAGCGGTGAACTGCGCCTCTTTTAGCGAGCATTCCAGCGGCAGGAACACGGCAGCATCGATCGTAGTGGGAGTTGCCGGCACTGAAGTGATCTGAATCTTCGTGCCCTGCGATTTTTCATACAGTGAGGACATATTTGTCTCCTGAAAATAGAAAACCCGCTGTAGCGGGTCTGTGAGTTAATGGATGTGTCAGACAGTAACCTGAAATTCCAGCGTCGCCCGGTAATACCGGTTCTCTGGTTCATAACCTGGGGTTTTGCTAATGTTGGTGGGATTGAGTGGCTTAACCGCCTGAAGCGCCCTATCACGAAGATTCCGCGCCTCTTTGAGAGTCAGTGAGTAAACATCCACCTGGACTGATATCCCTGATTCGGCCTGCCCACAAAGAACATCGGCGGTCACATCAGAAATAAGTGAAAAAATAACCCATGGCGGTGATATCGAGGGCTGACCATCACTACCCAGCGGCGCAACGTAAGGATAAACTTGTCCACCGGCCAGAGGCTTCAGCAAAAGATAAAGGTCATCTTCCGTCATTTACTCAGCACCTCATCAATGGCCTGGTTCATGCGTTTCATAGCAACCTGCGTCGCCAGTTCTTCACGGGTATCAAACGCAGGACGGACAAAAGGATGTGGGGGCATATTCACTGTACCCATTTCGACAAATCGCCAGTAAAAGGCGTTTCTCGGGTTATTCGCCTTCATCGTGTTATCGCTGTTGCCGGTGCGCGGGTTAACGCCACGAATATGGACGCCGGAAGAGATTTCCCCGCGACGGCGGCTTTTTTGGGTCACCACCACTACGTTTTTTTTCAGTTTCCCAGTACGTACCGGCGCACGCGCAATAACTTCTGCCTTAAGCACCTCAGCACCTGCGCGGGTAGCATCACGTAGCACCTTGTTATTTTCAGCGCGGCTAAGCGCCTCCAGGTCCTTTGCGATGACATTCAACCCAGAAAAATCGAGGCTCGTCTCAATCATTTTTCCGCTCCATTTTTACAGAGTATTTCCAGCCTGGTGGCTTTACTGTCGGGTATTGGGGGGCTGATGATATTCAGTACCGCGCCTTTAAATGGTCCTGTGAGCACTTTTAATCTTGACGCAGCAGTCACATCACGCCGGAAACGGACCCACACACGGATCGTTGCCTGCGCCGTTTCCGCACCCGATTGCAACTGCTCCCTGCCACTGATACCCAACACTTCCGCCCATATGGTCTTTCCCTCCTGCCACTCCTCAACCGGCTGGCCTGTCGTATCGCGAAAAGAAGTAAAGTTCAGGATAGTAACGCGATGGCGTAAGCGGCCTGCCTGCATAATCCCTCCTACGTTCCCGGTCTTTTGCGGTGCTGTTTGAGAATCGCATCAACACCGAATGGAATAGTATTAACACTGTCATGGCTTACGGGTTCCCTGTTCTCATACCAGTGCGACACCAGGAGCATCAGGGCCAGTTTGATATCATCTTCTATCACCAGTCCATCAGGATCGTCGTCTGGAACAGCGTTATCATAAAGACGGCAATTAGTCATTTTTTCCGCATGCTTCAGAGAGGCGTTGAGGTAGAGCGTTAACATCACATCTTCTGTGTCATCATCGCTGTCGATACGGCACTGGTAACGAAGCTCTTTTACAGAGGGCTTCATTTTCCCTCACCCCGCTTATTGCTGGTTTTAGGCTTAACTGGTGTTTCAATTTCAGGCTGTTCAGTGCCGTCGAGAATCCCCATCTGAGAAGCAACCTCAAGAGCACGGTCAGGAAGTGTGCCAGCCTCATATTCACCAGCAGGAATGTTTCTGACCTGAATGCCATCAGGTGACCATTTCAGGTCTTTTTTCAGCAGCATCATGACCTCCATAAGAATGGGGCCGAAGCCCCATCAGATTATGCGCCAGCACCGATCTGCAGCAGTTTGATGGCCTGAGAATCGGCCAGCATTCCGCCAGTACGTTTGGTGGTGTAGAAACCAACGAATGGTTTGTTGGTGTACGGGTCGCGGAGGATGCGGGTACCAATGCGATCAACGATGGTATAGCCGCGTTTAAAGTTACCGAACGCAATGGCTTTCGCATCAGCAGCGATATCCGGCATTTGCTCATTCTCAGCAACGCCATAACCCGCCAGAGAGGAAGGCTGGCCCAGCTCAAGGCCCGGACGCCAGAGATAGTTACCCTCTGAGTCCTTCAGAATGCGAACCGCAAACAGACTGTTGTTGTTCATCATGAACTTAGCGCCGTTGCGGTGCACCTTGCGCAGGGTGTAGACCAGCTTGATAATCGCATCGGCCGTCACACCCGCCGCCGCACCGGAAAGAATGTGCTGCAGGGTGCCAAAAGCACGGGTTTTATCGTCATCCAGAGAAGAGGCATGGGCCAGAAAGCCTTTCGGTTTTTTCGTACCGTTGCCGCTGGTGAAAGCGATTTCTTCCTGTTCGGAGAACTCAACCGCCAGTTCGCTGTTGATCCAGTCCTCTACATTGAAGAAGGCATCATCCAGCATCGTTTGGGTTGCCTGAGGGTTTCCGTAGATTTCACCCATGAACGGTTCAATCTGACCGAGTTTAGACGCATCGGTTTCCGGGCGGGCATCCGTTTCACCAACCCAACCCGAAGCCGTACCGCCGAGATTAACCAGTTTTTTATAGTTAGCGCCGCCGACTGTAATGGTTGTCGCCTCCTGGCGCATCACCACTTCATCTTTCAGAAGATTAAGGATCGTGCGATCCAGCTCTTCCGGCACGGCATAGCCACCATCTTCATCCACACCGACCTGCAGAGCTTTGCGTTCAAGTTCGCGAAGCCCGTCATCTTTACCTTTACGCATGAAGCCAATGAAGGCGGTTTTATGCTCGCTTGCGGCTTTGCTCTGAGAACCACCGGCTGGGCGTTTAACCTGCTTCAGTTCCTCTTCCAGCGCTGATTTAAGCTCATCCAGTTCAGACAGCTTGCCGTTTAAGGTTTCAACCTCACCTGCCAGCTTGCCCTTTTCATGTTCAACCGCTTCCAGGCGCTTATCGTTCTTTTCTTTAAACGCATCAAACTTCGCCTGCAGTTCCTGCGCGACCTGCTCTACGTCTTTAACTTCAACGGACATAATTAACTCCTGATTAAAATTTGATATTTTTCAGTGCATCCAGTGCGGTACTCACCTCATCAACATCACGCTGTGAAAGTGAGCCATAACCCCCGGCCATGAATGCTTTAGCCTGGGTGCGTGAGAGCCCAACATCGCGCAGGACTCGTTCAATACTTTTTTGAGAAGGGATTTCTCCGCGGGAAAATGCGCTTTTGACATCGCTTACACGCGCTTCATCGTTCGACGGAAACGTGACGAGACTGACTTCCCAGAGGTCGATCTCTTTGAGAAGGAACACGCCCTTAACACGGTCGTACTCCCAGTCTTTCAGCATGTAACCAATAGAAAGACCGGTTAAAGAACCGGCCTTCATGTGGGCGTGTGCGCGTTTCGAAAGGGGGTCGTCATCAATAAGTAACCGGCCTTTAACATAAAGGCCAACCTCATCCTCTTTCATCTCAGTGTAAATACCGATGGGTTCATCCATACGGTGCTGCCAGAGTAATGCAGGGAGAGCATTCTTTTCTTTCCATGCCTGAAGGGAGGCCGAAAAAGCGCCTGGCACAACAACATCATCGTAGCTGTCCTTTACGCCAAAAACAGAGCCATAGCCTTCAAACTCCCCGCTGTCGCTGACAGACTTTAGCTGTAGCGGAATATCCAGCCGCTGTTTAGTCATCGGCATTATGTTGTTCCTCGGTTGTTTTGTTCTTGCTGCTGTCTGACGGCTTCGTCGTCATGTTCATTGGCGTAAGGTAAATATCTCCGCCTGCCCGTGGGTTAAGTTCTTCAAGTTCCCGGCAGTCATTTGGTGAGTAAATACCCCAGTTAATGCCTGTTGAATACGCCTCAAATCGCGACTTCATATCCCCGCGCAGCAATGCGCCGGCATTGAATTTTGCGTAGTAGACACCCTGCTTTGATTCTTTCACCAGCCCGATGTTGATTCGCTGCTCAATGCGGGTCATATACGGAACGAGTGAATAATTGATAAACCCCATGCCGAGGTTTTCAATATTGTTAAACGTCGAGCGGTCAGTGTTTTGCACCATGTGCATCGGCACCCGGAACAGGCGGCATATTTCCTCCAGCTGGAATTTCCTTGTCTCAAGGAACTGACTGTCTTCCGCATTGAGCGCCATCGACTTCCAGTCAAGTCCCATTTCGAGAATCATTGGTCGGTGCGCGTTGCTCAGCCCGAGGTGACGATCCTCAAAATCTTTTTTCAGCCTTGCGTAAGCAGCATCAGTGAGCGTTTGCTCAGTGCGGAGTACGCCGGAGGTAACCGCGCCATTTGAGAACAACCGCGCCCCATGTTCCTCTGTTGCCATTCCCAGAGATATTGCTTCTCTTGCATAGGCTATAGGGTTCAGCCCCACCAGCCCGTCAAAGGTAAGCGTTCTGACATGCCAGATATCATCCTGCCCAAGCACGTCTGTTGAGCCATCGGGGAATGTTACCTGGTAAACCGGTTGCCACTGGCTGTTAAGCTTTGGTTCAACACACCCTGGGTCAATGGGAAGAAGCTCCACCACCTCGCCAAGCGCTTTAACTTTGTAGGCGTAAAAATTACCGCGAAGACAAAGACAGACAATGACCAGTTCCCAGAACTCCTGAGGGGTCATGTAATCATTTGGCTTCATCGTCAGTAATTTATGCAGCCTTTCGGAAGTCGCTTTTTGTTTACTGTTTCCGGTTATCTTGTACAGGTTACAGGGCAGCATGCCCATCGACTCAGCAAGAACCCTGATACAACCGAAAACTGCTGTAAGCCGCATGGCTTTCTGGCTGCTTACCCTTTTCCCTGTATAGGTGTCGTAAGTCATTCCCACTGCTTCAGCGAGTTCTGCCGGAGTAGTGACAGGGGCGTCACTTTTTTTGAACATTCCGGGGAAAAACATCAGTCAGTCCCTCCTCGCAATGTTTTCCCGGCCAGCGAAAGCGTGCGGGAAACCAGCCATGACCAGATAAGGCAAAGCATACCCGCACTGATTAAGCCTCCTGGCGGATAAATCATCCATACACCAAACGAAAGCAAAATAGCGCCCATCACCCCAATCAACGGGGCGAGAATCATCAGGATCATAACTGCCTCTTTATAATGAACGGACGCCGTAACTTTCCAGATGGTCAGAGAGGCTGTCCTGTTGTTCGCCGCCGTTTACAAGCATGCGGCTCATTGCGGTAAACAAGGCGGCAGGCCCGTCTATTTTCGCTTCTGGCGTGGATTTGTTCGGAAAGATATTGTCGTTTTTGTCAGGTTTGACGGTGACGTTAGACATCATCCAGTTCATTACAGGATGATTGCTGTGATGAAAACGCCCGCCGTAAACCAGCGATTCAACCTCTTTCATTGACTCAGAAAAGTTTCTGACCGTCTGCGGAACCTCCACCAGCGGCACGCCCTCTTCTGCCAGAGCCAGGCTAAACTGCGTTGCGCTCCACGGGTCGAATCCGGTTTCCTTCAGGTTTTCGCCGCTAATCCACTCCAGAAAATCAGCCTTAATCTGCGCATGATCGATAACATCACCATCGGTCAGTTCCAGCTTCCCAAGCTCAGCCCATTTGCGATACATCTGCGCCATTTGAGCGGAACATTTTTCCAGCCGCCCTTCGGGTAACCAGAATTTAAAGTCTGCATGCGCGTGACCGTTGTCTGCCCTCCAGAGTTTTACTGCTGCGCAAATATCAATCTTGTGGGCCAGATCCACGCCTGCCCACATCGGGTAAGTTTTCAGCTCATGACGGGGGGCGATAAACTCACATTTTTCCCACTTAATCATGTCCATCCAGGCTGACTCAGCGGTCACCCAGATATTCATGTGTTTGGTGAAAAAGTTAACCCTGGCGGAAACCTGTTCTTTGGCCTTCTTAGCCAGACGGCGAAGGTCATCCCAGCGCTTACAGATACCGAGTCCGGGGTTAGCCTTTTGCCAGACCGTTTCATCAAACGGATCATCATCCTTATCCAGGGTGAAGATGATAGCGAAAAAGGTATCGTCCTTAACCGCGCCTTCCACTTCGCTGTTATAGCCACGCAGCACCTTAATGGCATAATCACGCAGCTCGTAACAAATCCCTTCCTTGTTAAACCCGGCAGTCGTTATGCCAAACAGAAGAGACTGCAATCGTGCGCCGGTTGCAGTTTCCAGAACGTCCCAGACATCACGGGTTTTATGCGCATGAAGTTCGTCGAGGATGCCACAATGGATATTGAGACCATCCAGATTGTTGGCATCAGAAGAAAGCGGCTCAAACTTTGATGCTGTCTGCTCCTGGTAGATCGCCAGTTTATTGAACTCAAACAGTCGCCCCAGTGTGGGTTTCGCTTTTTTAACCATGTTTTTCGCATCTTCAAAAACGATGCGAGCCTGATCCCGCGTTGTCGCTGCGGAATAAACCTCTGCCCCGCCCTCACCATCGGCGCCAGCCATATAGAGACCAACGCCAGAGGATAATGTCGACTTGGCATTTTTACGGGCTACCTCGTTATATGCCGTGCGAAACCTGCGGACCATCACAGGACGGCTACTGCCATCATTACGCAGCACAATTTCGCCTGTTTCTTCATTTACCAGGGGGATAACAAAACCGAAGATGTTGATCAGAATGAAAACATGCCAGTCCATCAGCTCAATCGGCTGGCCTGCTAGTGCTCCTTTAACATGGGGCACGAATTTATAGAAATTGAGGATATGTTGTGCGCGGGGCTCGCTGAAATAGATGCCACGTTCTTCACCGTGCTTCAGATCATCAAGAAATCGCTGACAGGAAAGACGGACAAATTCACAGGCGATAACTTCCCCGGCAACGACGCGTTCGGCATAACGTATGCCATCAGAAACTTTAGCCATCAGTCCCTCGAATTAAGAAATTGACTTAACAGATCATCATCGTCTGGTTTGTCTTTACTGACCTTAGACCTGCTGGAAGGAGTCATACCAAACTCCGCTAACATCGCGCGAAGTCGCTTCCAGGCATCAGCTTTCATCATGGCTGCCGGATGCGGCTTGATCATGCGTATTTCACGCTCTTTCCCTTCATCAGCATCATCATCGCTGTATACCGCATAGGTATAACCTTCCCGATCCAGCGTTTCACAATGATGGCGGTATTCCGTATATGCCTCTACCAGCAACTCCAGAGCCCTGGCATCCAGCTGAGATATGACGCCAATGGCATCAAGTTCTTCGGCCATCCGCTTAAACCAGTACTTCCCCTGCTTGTCGAAATGCTTGGGAACTGGGGGTACCCCTTTAGGTGGCTGCGGCTCGTTTTTGTTGATTGGTCGTTTGGAAGGGTTACCCCTCACCAAACGCAGATGGGTAGGGGTTTTCGGCGGTCCTGACATAATCGAAAACTCCTATTAATCATCGGCTGGGGGACCCCAAAAAAAGTTTTCTAACCTGCGGCGATGTGAAGAAAGGCTAGGCGGCGGTCCTTTGGGCGCCCGGTTACAGGGATTTGACCTCCCCCTCCCCTCCACATCCGTTGATGGTAATCATTATCATTTGAAGCGTTCACGCCCTGTTTTCGAGCGGTGGCAAGGCCAGCACAGGCTTTCAAGGTTCGAATCATCATCGGTACCCCCATGAGCCTTAGCCTTGATATGGTCAACGGTTGTGGCCGCGACAGCGCGTCCAGTACGCAGGCAGTTCTGACACAGATGGTTGTCACGCTTCAGGATACGGGCTCGTTTGATATCCCACTTACTACCGTAGCCACGCTCATGGCGACTCTTACCCTGCTGGTGCTGTTGCCAGCCCTCATTGCGATGCTGCTCACAGTAGCCTGAACGGTCAGTAGTCGTACCGGGACAACCTCTCTTGCGACATGCGCGAGGGATTAACGCTGGCATGGTTCAATCCTCACGGAACCGTAAAGCGTTTGCCGCTTCACTTCACCGTTATCTGTCGTCATATAACCACGCTCATCGAGAACAGCAGCGATTACTTCGCCCTTCTCATCGTCAGCAGTGAAGACATGTTTAACTTCAATACCATCGAGAAAAACAGCGTATCGCTCTACACCGAGATTAATCTTCCTGCCGGGATCGTCATCTAATACAGTGAGACGCATATGACCTCCACAGGCTATCGACGGCACTGCTGCCAGATAACGCCACCGGGGAAACATTCCATCATAATGGCCTTGCGGACATGGGAAGTTAATTCATCCATTGCTTTCTTGTCTGCTGCCATTTGCTTTGCGACATCCAGCGCCGCACATTCAGCAGTATTTTTCAGCGCGTTATCAAGCACCGCTTCGAGATTGGTATCAACACCAGATTTAACTTCAAATTTGTCGGCGCTGATGGTTACCTTATTCTGCACCGGCTCATCACGCCGGATACCAAGGCTGATGTTGTAGATATTGGTCACCGGCTGAGGTGTATCGATTGCCGCTGCGTGGATAACACCATTTGCAATAGCGGCGTCCTTGATGAATGGCACTCCATTGCGAATAAGTTCGAAGGAGACGGTGTCACGAATGCGCTGGTCCAGCTCGTCGATTGCCTTTTGTGCAGCAGAGGTATCAATCTCAACGCCAAGCGTCATCGAAGTGCAATATTGCTGCTTACCAAAACGCGTATTGACCAGATGTTCAACGGCAAATTTCTGACCTTCTGACGTCAGAAAGGTAAAGTGATTTTCTTTCTGGTATTCGGTTGCTGTGTGTCTGGTTTCAGCAAAACCAAGCTCGCGCAATTCGGCTGTGCCAGATTTAGAAGGCAGATCACCAGACAGCAACGCGCCACGGAAAAACAGCGCATAAAGCACTTCATTAGCAGCGCCAGATAGCGTAATGATTTTGTTACTCATGGTATTTTTCCTTTTACATGTGGATGTGTGATACGCATAAAAAAGCCCCGCTATTGAGAGGCTGTAATGATTTTATTTGGGCAGTTTCGCCGAACAGACAGGTTATGCGCCAGAATGTCCCGCTTCGTCTGTTTATCCAGCACGGCAATATCGTGCTCTGTGAGGTAGATGATGCTCACCCAGTCACAGGCCGTGTCCGTTACTTCAGGTTTTGCGGGTAAATTTTTCGCGCAACTCGCGGTCAACATCGTCATCAGGAAGATGACTAACAGTTTGCTGTACATCCCTGACTCCTTTTGTTGTTTCTACCCGGCGTTCTGCGACGGCTTCAGTAGCTGCTGCACGCTCTTCAGTGCGTTGCTGGTCCGCTTTTGTTTCTGCGATACTGGTACCGCGAGATTTACCCAGACCAAAGGCACCTGCAATTGCTGCCAGCGCGGCAACAATCAGGCCGATAATCATTTCAAGTCCCATAGTGACCTCAAACCAGTGCGGCTTTAGCTTTGGCGTAACGTTCACGGCGGTCTTTAATGCCGTTCTGCCCGCCGTTAATAATCTGCGTGACGCGTTCCACATCCCCCGAATAGAGGAGACAACCGCGTAACGTGAAGTACCATGCCGCCGAACGGGCCGCGTGTCGCTCTTGCGTCAATAGTTCCGGAGTGCTCACAAGGTCAAGCTTCAGCGCCGTACCGCATTTGGTGTAGTTCTCACGACCAGTGATTTGCAGCAGGCCACGACCGCGATATTTCCAGCCATCACCCTGACTGTTATTCCCCATGCGGTCACCATAAACCAGATTGGCTATTTGTGGCTGGTGAGCGACCTGTTTACCATCGACACGCCCCAACATTTCGCACTGATACGTCGTCAGGCGCTTACCGAAGGTTTTCTTCAGCCCTTCAACCGAGTAGTTAAAGTTCTCTACCAGCGAGGTAAAGCCATTGGATTCATGCCCAACTTGTGCAATGAACATGGCCTGATCGTTAACTGCTGTGATTCCAAACTCTTTCATTGCAGCATCAATGTGCGGAAACCAGCGTGCAGAAAGCCCGGCGCTGATACCAGCCGCCTGCATAAATTGTGATTGGTTCATTATTGCCTCAGATGATCTACCAGACGTGCCACATTGCCTCTGACGGCGACCAGCACGGACAGGAAAATAATGTTGGCCCCGATAGTGGCCCACGATGAATAAGGGTAGATGCCACACAGATACGCCAACGGAACGGCGCTGTAGATGACAGTAAGCAGCCACGCTAAGCGAGATATCCATGGTCGATGTCGGGAATCACCGCGACGGTAAAACATCAGGGTTAGCACTACCCCAGCGCAAAGCAGCGCATTGATTGTTGCCGATGGGTCATTTAGTACCACCTGAACCTCCCCGGCGCGTTATCAGCGCCACCAGCGAGCCGATATCCTGATTGTTCAGGAACGTCAGGATTTTGACGGCTAAAGCAGAAACGATTACGGCACCGATGGCATCCAGCGGTTTATCGCTATATCCCGTAAGAGCTGACAATTTAGCCCCAACTAACCCAGCGCAGAGCATTCCGGCAATATATGACACGATGAAATATGCCAATCGGCGTGAAGTGCTCAAATCAGCAGCTGATGCTATGTAGAAAACAGAACCAGCAAATGCACCGAACACAACGCCATAATCCGTTCCGGTTAGCAGTCCGTAAATACTCGCCCCAGTTAAAGCGCCACCAGCTAAGCCTGTGCCGGTTATTGGTTCGGACATCGGTCCCCCTCAATTACTGTGAATCCTCTCAGAAACGAGGGGAAAGGGTTCAGGCCGCAAGCTCATGCGGTCACGGTTAATCTGCAGTTTTTAGCCTGGACCTAAAATGAAAAACCCCGCCGATTGGCGAGGTTCTGAAATATTTAAGTTCGCGTCTAAGTGACCACTCTTAACAGCTTATTCATATTTTTACGTACGTAAACTATTTTTATGCAGCCGCGACAATTTTTCTTACAGGAATAAATGACACCTCGACATCCATTTCAAGTTTCACTTCAAGCATCATCAGCATTCCTTCAATTATTCCTTCTCCCTTTTGTAGTTTTTTTCCTATATGACCATCAGAGCAGTTATGCTTTTTTGCCAGCGACATGAATGTCATTCCGAACAGGTAATAGTCCACCAGCAAATCATGAAGCTCACTATTGCCTTTGTTCAGTCGGGCCATACAGCCACAGATAACCATCGCATCATCATCACAGCACTGAACGCGGGATTTGGTCTTTGCTGGTATGAGTCCTTTAAAGCCAGCCGCAATATGAGCCCATGTAACGTCTTCACTGTTGTTTGCTGCCCAAGCGCCCCAGCGCTCCATTACCATTTGGATATTACGCTGCATTGTTCACCTCTTTTATCTGGCCCGTAATCATTTCAATGCTGTTGTTGCACTCATTTCCCCAGCGGTCCCATCCGTTCCACTCTTCCCGAGCAAATAGTTCGATTCGTTTCACTTCGCCGTAAAGTTTCTCCAGTCGGTTCCGTACTTCCCACGGCTTTGCGCTGTGTTCTCCCAGGCAGGTATGCACAACCTGTTTTACAGATGCGCTGGCGCGTTGTAAGCCCGTTCCCCTGGTAGCAATCAGCACATCCTCGGTATTACTGCGGGTATGGTTACCGCCGTTCATGCGGGTTTCACGGTCCAGCATTTCAAGCAGATCGTTAAAGTCCACCAGCTCTCCTGTACTTAATGCCTTATTGAAGCGATCAGCAGCGTTCTGGTTCAGCTTCACCCACGTAAAACCTTTCATCGTTCTTACCCGGAAACCCCAGGATTCAGCCAGCTCTACAGCCTCACGGTTATGGGTCCCGGTGTACCTCATCGCCAGAACAGCGTTTTCAGCAGCCAGTGACCAGACAGGAAGGCGTTTAAGTTCTTCCATGTTCATAGTGCTGTAATGATTGCAGGCCGCGCCGTTGCTGATTCTGTTGCCGTATTCCCACGGTGGATCACAGTAGATAAGGTCGTATGTCATGCTGCCCTCTGCTTTTTCAGTTCGCGGGTTTTACGGCGGTAGGTAGCCGCAATCTCTTCAAGCTCTTCTCGTGAGTAGTGCTTCGCCTCGTGTGGCCCTTCCAGCCATTCCACCAGCTCGATACCAAACCATTCGATTAGCGTTGCTCTGTAGCGCTCGTGTACCGTCTTGTTTTTAGCGGTAAAGCGACCAGCGCCACCGTTGCAGGCTTTGCACTGGCGATAGGCGTTCTTCTCTTCAAAACGCAGTTCAGGACGTGATCCAACACTGAGGAAGTGACCACAATCCCACTGGCCGCCGAAAATCATCGGAGGATGATATGTGCCGCAAGACGGGCAAGGCTTACCCTCATCGCGTTCACGGATAAAAGCGTTAAACGCCGTTTGGGCCTTACTGACAAAGTACCCACGAGGCTGGAGTGCCTTCTTGCGAATCTTCAGACTAACCTTTCTCTCTACTTCCGCCTTTTTGGCCTTCAGCGCACGGTTGTAGTCAATCGCACAGCGAGGGCTGCACACTTTCTGCAGGTTACGATCTGGGGTGAATGTCTTTCCGCACTGAGCGCATACCTTGGACTTGTACACTTTTAGCTTTTGTCTTACTGGCTTCTTCACTGCTTCATCCCCCTATGGAATACCCATTCGAATACTTCTGAGCCATTTAGCAGCAGATCGTTAAAGTCACCCTGTGCAGGCCAGCGGACGGATACAGTCTCCAGATCGTTCTTCGCATGCAGGTTGGCAGCAGCACATTCAAATGCGGCAGCATGCCCGGCAGCGTTTGAGTCAGCATCAGCAAAAATAATCAGGTTCTTTACCCCGGCAGGAACGCGGAACTTCTTCATGAAAGCGGTGTTCATCGTTGCCCAGGTATGACACTTGGTTATCTGATGGCAGGCCAGCGCGGTTTCGATACCTTCAGCGATACCCAGCGTGGAGGATACGGGGAACATGCGGATAGCAACTGATTTAGCAAACTCCAGATAACTATCTTCCTGCAGCTTCATCATCTTCTTGGCTGCGCCGCCTGTTTGCGCTTTCTTGTCCCCGTCAAGCAGAGTGCGGTGCAGGTAGCAAAGCTCGCCTTTATCGTCCGTCGCCAGCGCGTAAATAGCCTGGAGGTTTTTACCGTCTACCGGCTGTTTGTCGCAGAATCTGACGCTTTCGGCTGGAAGGGTGTTAAGCCCTCTCCCCTTCAGGTAACTATCCGCACTGCTCCCACGCAGAGGGATGAGCTTTGCAAATTTACGGCTTACCTTCTCACGCTGCTGCGCCAGCGATGTGCGTACCGGGTTTACACTGGTACGGTCTGAGGTGTATTCATTGCCGATCAGCCTGTCTATCTCTGAGGCAAGAACCTTAAATTCTTTTCCTGTTTTTGCTGTCAGCAGCGCCCAGCCATCGCCTGAACCACACACGCAGATGTATGACCCGGTACCGTTTTTATTGTCACAGCGGAATTTCCCCTTACGACCACACAGAGGACATTCCCCTTTAAGGTGGTTTTTCCCGGTAATTCCAGGAAGACCGTAGTGTTTGTATATCTCAGCCCAGCGACCAATTGCGGCTTGTTTGGTATTCATGCGGCTTCCCCTTGTTTCTCTTTACGCTTCGCGAAGGCGATCAGTTTTGATTTGATGAAATTCGTCACTTCAGGTGTGATTTGCTGCGGGGTGTGATGTAACCCTCTCGGCCATACACCGAATTTTTGGCGATAGGTATGCGCACACCATCCGTCACTGACAGGGCGTCCCTGTGCTGCGCGGGTGCGCTGATAGAAAAGAATCTGAGACCACCAGGATTGTTTCTGCTCTGGGGTATATTTAACTTCCGCTTTGCTGACTTTTGTCAGTCCACGGGATTTGTCTGTTTCAACGTCTTCCCCGGCCAGCGGTTTAAACCCACATTTCGGACAGATATAAATTCCGGCAGGTTTCACGTAATGGCACTGGCTGCACTCTTTCGGCAGTTTCTCCGGCTCGTCGGTCTTGGTAACGCGCTGCGGCGCTTCTTCCATGCCGTCAGATGACGAAGGGAGATAGTCATATTCAATATCATCGGGATAACCCAGCTTATTGACCGTGCCGCTGTGGTCGAAGATGAGGCAGTGATCTTTGCCAGGGGCCGCACGTAATCCACGCCCGAGCGCCTGAATCCAGCGAATTTCACTTTTGGTCGGTCGGGCAAAGATGATGCAACGAACATCACTGTCGAACCCGGCTACCAGTACACCAACGTTGATGATGATTTTGGTAATGCCCTGCTCGAAGCGACGGATCGTCAACTGACGTTCTTCATGGGGTGTGCTTGCCGTCATGACTTCTACAGTCACCCCGGCTCGGGAAAATTCCATCGTGACGTAGTTAGCATGGGCCACATTAACGCAGAAACAGATTGTTGGGCGATCCTGCCCGTTCTCCAGCCAGTTTTTCACGATGTCGCCAACCAGTTTGGCTTCACTCATAACCTTACTGAGCTGGCCTTCCTTGTAGTCGCTGCCATAACCTGCAACGTACGACGTTTCCACCCCAGTCAGATCAGGATGTGAGGGAGCGTAAAACTCATACTTACTCAGTGCACCAATTGAGATCAGTTCCTTCATCGTTGTTGGCTTAATCAGACGCTGATAGTAGTTGCCCAGGAACTTGGCGAAAGGCGCACCGGAAAGACCGACCACCTTCGTTTTCGTGTTGCGGGTCAGGTTATCGATAACCTCCAGCAACTTTTTGCGCTTCAGGTGGGCTTCGTCAACAATCAGCAGGTCGATGTTGTCAGGGAATTCACGGCGAATGAGTGTATCGGCGCTGGCAATCTGAATAAGCGCTGTCGGGTTATATGACGGGTGATCACGCCAGACATAACTGATCTCTTCGCCAGGAAGACCATATTCCATGAATCGGGTGGCGGTCTGGTCAAGCAGTATCGTATACGGGGCCACGAACATTACGCGCATTTCGCGGCTGACAAAGCCATCAGTGATCAGCGCGGCAATAGCCGTTTTGCCAAAACCAACCGGAGCATAGAGCATGAACGAATTATTCTGCTTCCATGCGCCGCGCAACATGTTGAGTGCGACGATCTGTTTCTCGCGAGGCTGGATGTTAAGCATTGGTTGATACCTCCCCGAATGCTTTAGCAACCAGATCGGCAATGACAAACTTTTCGCGCTGACGCTGAACGGACAACGTAACCGTTTTGGTGCCGTCTTTACGCATGCGGCCTTTGAGAAAACCGCCGTGAATGTGACGAATAAAATATTCAGAGTTAGCCAGACGTGGAATGCTGCGAACACGGCCAAGATTGCTGACTTCATAAGCTTTTGAATAAAGCTCAACTGGAACCGGAGCCCATTTTTCGTTAGCGTCTGAATAAATCATTTTATCTCCTTTTGGATGGCTAAACGTCTGAACTTCCAGTCGACGTTTTTAACCCCATACAGTGATCTATCTGTTAGATCGTTCTCTTCTGGTAAAGCTGTTCCAGCCCTTCGGGCTAAAACCCAACACCGCCCCCTTTCCCCCAACCCGGTTTCAAAAATTCATACCCTGGGTGGGAGCGAGGTATATCCCCTGACCGCTGGGGTATATCTCGTGCAAAACTCTCGCAATCGGCGGTTTGCCGTTCGTCGTGCTGCGTTCTGCTGCCGGAAAGACACCGGTTCTGCGTCGAACGCCTCCTGGTACGCCTGCGCATACGCCATCGCGATTTTTTCCCGCATAACAGCCGGGAGTGTTGCTAACTGCTGTTTAATCCACGGGGCGTCCTCACGAGAAAAAGCCGTGGGCATAGTCACGTGAAAATATTCGTCCTGATACATAAGCCCTCCTGCGTCACGTCTGTGAGCCGGGCATAGACTGATTAGTCTGGGGGTCTGGCAACCTCATCAGGGGCACAAAAGACCCGGAATAACAGCGTCAGGTGTTCCTGCCATTTGGTCATAACCTGATAGCTGTTTTCTTCAATCTGAGCGCGTTCAGCGGCGTCGATGACTCCGTCTGCTGTAGCTTTACGGATATACTGAGAGTTCCTGCCAATCCACTCGATGGATTCCATAAGGCGCTGATTGATGTCGGCGTTATCAACATCATCAACATCTGCCAGCGGCACAAACAGACCGTTTGAGTTCCTGGCAACGGCATTTGCGATATGGTTTGAACCACCAGCAGCCTGTAAGACCATCGCCCATCCCAACGGGAAGATTTGATCACCGGTAGTACGAAGTCGGTTATGCAGTGGATCGGTTGCCGGGGTTACGTCATCAGATTTGTATACACCCAGAATTTCCGCAGCTTCTTCATAGCCACCAGGTAAATCAGCGATAGTTCTTCTGATCGCAGCCACCAGCCACGCTGGCTGTTTTTCAACTTTCCACTCTGGTTGATTACCCACGACTCACCTCTTAATGCTGTGGTTACTATTGCACGCCTGCATCGGTAGACTTTTGGTAAAGATTGGCGTCGTACTTAAGCTTTCCATTCGTAAGGCGCTCAATAACAAATGCCTGTTTTTCAGGGATCACCTCACCCCAGCGGCAGACCGCCGGATGAGAAATCCCTAAAGTACTGGCGGTTTTTGACACACCGCCGAAATACTCTATGACTTCATGTTTTCGCATGGTTACTCCTGTTATCTGATGAATTGAAGGTAACAAAAGGTACCATAAATAGCAAACAAAAGTTACTTCAATCATTGGTAACATTGGTTACATGAAAACAGAAATGAAAGATCGAATCCGCTCCCGCAGGGTTCAGCTCGACATAACACAATTAACCCTCGCCAAAAAACTTGGGGTCAGTCGTGTATCTGTAACAAAGTGGGAGAACGGCACAACCAAGCCTGATGGGGAAAATCTTCATCAACTTGCTTTGGCTCTCCAGGTAAGCCCGGAGTGGATTCTTTATGGTGAGGGAGAGGTAGCTAAAGACGATATTAAAGTGATACCTTTTCTTAAACCGCCAGTAACTGTTCCTGTTATATCTGCCGTACAGGCGGGTGTGTGGACCGACACTTACGCCAGCTCAAGGCTTACTGATGTGATTTGCTGGACACAAACGACTGCCAACGTCTCCGATGAAGCTTTCGGGCTTGAGGTAAGAGGCGAATCAATGACAAACCCTCACGGGCTGCCGTCAATTCCTGAAGGTTCAATTGTTATCGTTGAGCCTCACTATGGTCAACTTGATGACCTGTATGGAAAAATTGTTGTAGCTATGTTAGATGGCTCAACAGAGGCTACGGTTAAAAAGCTGGTTTGGGATAGTCCATATGCCTATCTCATGCCTCTTAACCCGATTTTCAAACCAATTCAGATCGATGGAAACTGTAGAATTGTTGGCCGAGTAGTACAGATTACACAAAACCTTTAACTCTCTCTCCCTCCATCCGCTCTATAGCCGAAGTTGCCTTCGGCTATTTTTTTACCATTCAATGTAACTATAGGTACATATCACCCTTGACTACCAAGGTAACAAAAGGTACCTTTAGTTACACAGTCAAGCGAACAGGCAACAACTACAGGACGACATTATGGAACTCATTAAGTGTGCATTCTGCGGAAAGACTAAGGGCGAGGTGCCTTTAATGATTCACCACGCAGTAAGAAACGCTGCGATCTGCTCTGACTGCACCTCTGCATGCATGGAAGTCGTAAACAAAAAACTGGTTGTGCCGGTGATGCCTGATGAATTGCAGAAAGCTAAGGCTATTTTCGAAAAAGAGTCAGGGAAAGAGGCCACTGCTGAAGAGAAAGATGAAGTAACAACCACCGTTCGTGGCGTGGATGTGCAAAAGGATGGGGCTCATTACGGTGAAGAAACTGTCGTTAAAGCCCCGCCATATCGACTCTCAGAGAAAAACGTTTACGAGATGTGGACAAGAGTCAAAAAACAGGCCGAAGACGCGCTTCAGTTCTTATTCGTTACTTCAGAGGTCGAAGCACACAAAAACAACGACCCGTTATCGAAGTGGATAGTGGTGGTTTACGAGGACCGGGTTTGCTTCGAGCGGTTCGGGGACGGCGTAAAGCTTGAAGGTTATGCCCCAGTTCCACCAGCAGAAGCAGCTGTATACGCCGCCGCTATTGTGAATGGTCTTGAACCACCAAAAGGTCTTCGTCAGTGCGATAAACCGACTGATTAAATTCGATTTGGATCATGTTCGGTCCCTGAGGCTTTACGCGATAGAAGTCTAATCCGCTAAACGAGACTCGGGTATCTAAGGGATAGCCTTTTAGCTGCTCCAGAAGTGTTTCTAAATCAATGGTGTGGCTTTCAATAATTTCTTTAGAAGGCATTCAGATTTCCTCTCTGTTTGTGGTGAACAGAGGATACCACCGCCGCCTGAGGTGGGAAAACAATCAGGCGTCAGACCTGAGTCAGTTTGCGAGCTGGCTAAGTTCTGAAATACCGCTCTTTAACAATTTGAACACTTACAGCGTCAATGACCTGTTTAGACCCCTACACGTAAACGTGGCGTAGCACCAGGCGCGACCCGGTTGGTGTGAGGTTATCCCCGCGCGAGAGCGAGAACGGCGTGAGAACGGGCAACACTGATGGGTAGTTGGCGCTGATTTCAACTGAGAGGAGTAATGATTATGAAGCAGTAAAGCGGATAGACCGCATCTTGATGCCTTATCAGGCAGCGTGACGACGGCGTTAATACGGTCGGGTTCCCATGGCGGCGTAGTGAGGGAAAGGAAGCGTAAAGCGTCACTGAGTAATCGGTTAGCGCCCGATTAACGCGTAAGCAGCTTCAAATGTGACCGGGTGACCGGCGCTGGCCACTGCGAGAGTGTGGCGAAATACTTTGTAGTGCAGTGAATTGCAGCTGCTGCGACAGCAACCGGAAGATAAGCATCCGGCGCTGCACTACAAAGTATTTCAACAATGTCTCGGCACTGTGCCGTTAATGAATGAGGTTTAAATCATGTCAGCATGCTTTGCGGTAGTTCTGAACGGTAACACCGAAATCAAATATTTCCCTTTCCACGACTCACGCAGCGCTGACGATGCTGAAGCTATGGCGGATGAGTGGCGCTACAAGGCGATCGACGCTATCGGAGCGGAAGAGTCTTCTCGCTTCCACTTGCGTGTAGTCCGCCCAAAAGTAGTTTTTCAGCTTCCATCCGGAGCCATGGTGGAGTGTGACCTCAATGATATAGACATCAACCCGCCAGTCTGCGCCGACCTGGATTATCACCTCTGCGCATTCGGGTTCAATCGTGGTCTTGGCTATTGCGGTAACTGGGACTTAGACGGCGCTGAAATTATCGAATACATCGCATAACAGTTTCTTTTGGCGGTTATCCAGTCTTTCACCATTCCAAAGGAGGAAGAAGATAATGTTCTGATGGGTAACCGCCCTTTTTATTCAATGTGTCCGCTTCCGGTGTCGGCTGGGACTCCCTACCCAGCGCAGGTTCAACTCCTGCCGGATACCTAATCAAATGGTGACTTATATGACCTTCCGTAACGTTAATTTTTACTACGGCGACCTGATGCGCGTCACTCGTGGTGTGCAGGCTGTTCGTAATCCAAAAACAATCGCTAATTTCTGGCGGCGTAGCTGGTTATGCAGGTTACTCACTCAGAAAGGCGATCCTCGTTTATAACTGGAGATAACTATGTCAGAAACAAAGAACACCACACCATTCAGCCAGCAACTGGCTTATATCAATAAAGGCACACTGGATGCTGAGCTAACCGAAACGTTAGCCGAAGTGATTAAAGCTGTCCGCGAGACGGGCAAGAAAGGTGCGGTTGCGCTGACGCTAAATTGCGCCATGCTGAATACCCGTGACGAAAATACAATGAAGATAACACCTAAGGTCTCCTGCATCATTCCTGAACTTGACCGCGCCGATACAATCATGTTCTCCACCGCTGACGGTGACCTTCTGCGTGATGACCCTGCACAAGTTCAGATGGACCTGAAGGTTATCAACCCAGCGCCGCAAACAGCGCCTATCAAGCTGGCTCAGTAATACCCACCAAACAAACCATTCCAATCTGATAAGGAAATATTCAATGTCTCAAATTGAAGGCTCTGCCGTGCTCGACATTCGTGATCTGGTCTCTGCAACTCTGAAGACCGAGACGGACATTCCGTCAGTTGTTGTACCCGATGGCTTTGGAGTCAAATCCCTCGAAAGTCTGCAACTGGCTCCATCACGTATTCGTCAGAGCGCTAACCTGATTTCTCCGGGTTCGCTGATCGCTTACATCCAGCGATTCCGTGATGAACGTACTGTAGTTTTCGCGGATAAAACTAAAACGCGCATTGTCGCCGTGCTGGATTTTCACCAGAACGCTGACAATCCGAGCTGGGCTGAACATAAAGCGGTTTATGACTGCCCGTTCTCCGACGAATGGAAATCATGGACTGCCAACGATGGCAGCAAAATGGACCAGATCAACTTCGCTGAATTCCTGGAAAATAATATTCAGAATGTTGCGCCGGTTAGTGATTCATACCAGGGACCGTCTGGTACTGAACTGCTCGAAATGGTTCTGGCCTTCCAGGAGACTCGCAAATCTGAGTTTAAGTATGTTAAACGCCTTTCTGATGGTACCTGCCAGTTCCAGTTCAGCGATGAAAAATCAGGTTCTGGTAATACCAAAATGCCGGAAAAAATCAGCCTGGCAATTTCACCATTCCACAACGGCTCTCCTTACCAGGTCGATGCACGTATCCGCTACCGTCTGCGTGATGGTCAACTGGTCCTCTGGTATGAGCTGATCGAACCGAAGAAAGTTGTTGAGCACGCATTCCAGGAAATCGTCACCGATATGGAAAGTCAACTCGGCGAAGACCTCCCTATCTACGAAGGCTCTGTTTAATCCCACCGTGTGTTGTTTTATGCGCCTGCCCTGCGGGCGCATAGCAAAGCACTCTCCCACTACATGAAGGAGTAACCATGCCCAGTTTAGGCCAGCTCTATAATGATAAAGACGCCGGGTTAACTACCCGCAAAACCTACAATGTTCCGCTGGATAAAATTTACGCCGAAGAAGGCTACAATGTTCGTGAACTTAATCGGGCGCATGTTGAAGAATTCCGCGATGCGTTTATTGCCGGTGAATACATCCCGCCGCTGGCCGTGGAAGTTACCGAGCGTGGTGTGAAGGTTATCGATGGCCATCACCGTTATCATGGTGCGTTGGCAGCTATCGAAATGGGCCACGACATTGTGCGCCTGGAATGCAAAGATTTCGTAGGTAGTGAAGCCGACAAGATCGCATTCATGGTAACCAGTTCGCAAGGATTGGCGCTTACTCCGCTTGAACGTGGCGCGGCATATCATCGCCTTCATAATCAGGGCTGGAGTCCTTCAGAAATAGCGGCAAAAGTTAAACGTTCTGAGTCTGATATTCTGCAACACCTTCAACTTCACGAATGTACCCCGTATATCAAAAAGCTCGTGCGTGATGGTTCTATGAATTATGCCATCGCGATCGGTATCTCCCGCGAGCATGGTGTGTACGCAGACCGAGAAGCCTCCCGGCTGATGAAGAAAGCAGAAGCCGCAGGTAAGAAAAAAATCACTAAAAGCATTGCCAGTCCTCAGTTTAATGCAGGAAAAGCCAGGAAGTTCCTGGAGCTTATTTCTTCATGTGCAAAGGACTCTGGCGAAGCGCTGACCATTGAAGTGCCACCAGCAATGCAGGCTGAAATAACCTCAATTCTTCGCGAATTTCGTCACGAGGCTGATGGGGTGACCTCATGAAAAAAGTTTCTGAACTGGTGATGTGGACCCTGCTCTTTTCTTCTCTTACCGGAATTGGTTTAACCGCAGGATTTTATTGCTTCATCGCCACGGCACGACTGATAGCGAGGGTTATTTCATGAATATCGAATACCAGGATAAGGGCGCGGCGGCAAACATCATTATCACCAGCACAGTTTTTGAGTTTCGTCGTCATGTTCGCGTCGTTGATACGGTGCTGATGTGTACGCAGGGTGTTATTGCCGAGCGTTGCGGCTTCTTCCTGATGAAGACTGTGATCTCAGGTCGCTCTAAAGAAATGCTTCGAGCCAATAAGACGGCGAGGCGGGAGGCGGCGCGATGACGGTTTTTGAATACATCCAGGCTCATCCAAACACCACCAGCGGTGACATCGCCAGAGGGCTGAACAAGAAGACACCCGCTGTATCAGGCGCAATATCCCAGCTTTATACCACTGGTCGCGTTGTGAAATCAGGGATGTGCAACGGTGTCCCTACTTACCGCGTTAACGATCTCCCTTATGGGTGTGGCAACGCAATGCTAATCCAATTCAATCAACTACTGATGGAGTGTCGCCGTGAAACAGTCTGATTTACCAAGATGCCCTACGTGCGGAAACATGCCCGAATACTCGCTGAAACCCAATCATCTTGGCTGGGTTTGGGGTGGTATCAGATGCCCGTATGACCATTACAGCGTGAAGCTCAACGGACCGGTCAGTAGCCGTACAAAGGCAGAAGAAACTCTGGCTCCACAATGGATTGAGTTAGTCGAAAAAGTTAGCCAGGAGGCAGCCCAATGACAGCACTCAACAAACAGGCGCTGACAGATGAAGCGATCAGCCAGGCTTTCACTGGCACAAATTTCGGTAGGGATGACCTGAGAAACATTCTTGCGGAAACAGTCATTGATGCGGCTGCTGGCTGGCGGTGCGGGTACACAGCAACAACTATCTGTACTCAGCTTGGACTTTTAACCCCGAAGGGTAGTGCGTCCGCTCTTGGCTTGAGGTTTATCAGTGAACACGTTCAGCGCGAAACAAAACGCCTGAAGGATGGGCTGGAAGCCGCAGAGAAGCGCATAGCAGAACTGGAGGCGCGTGAGTTGAGCGTGCATTGGCCCGAACCAAAAGATTATACGCAAGGCTGGAAGATAGAGCCTGAATTTATCAGCAAAGTACAGGATGCGATCGGATATGACGAAGAGTGCCAATGTTGGGAAGGCACACCGTCAATGGAAATGGTGGAGGCAGTGCTCATTGCCGCCGCTGGCATTGGCGTGAAGGGGGATTGAGATGGCGCTGACGAAAAAACAACGTGCAGAGCTACGCATGAAGTTCGGCGGCCGTTGTGCTTATTGCGGCTGTGAATTACCCGAGAAGGGCTGGCACGCTGACCACGTTGAGGCGGTGCTGCGCAAATCAGAGCAGTGTATGAAAGCTGCTGCGAAAGGCATCTTCAAACTAAAGGCAACGGGGGAATTCTACAGACCAGAGGCAGAGAGGCTGGAAAACATGTTTCCGGCCTGTGCACCCTGCAACCTGCTGAAAACGTCCTATTCTCTGGAAATGTTCAGAAAGCAGGTATCTCTTCAGGTTGAGCGCGGGCGCAAAAGTAGCATGAACTTCCGCACGGCAGAGCGTTTCGGCCTTATCGAGGCAGTGGAAAAGCCAGTCGTGTTCTGGTTCGAGAAATATCAAGAAGGGGCTACGGCATGACAACTAACCACCCGGCGAACGGTCCTGTATCACTCGATCGCCTGCACCAGATAAGCGAAATACTCAGCAAAGCAGCAGCACAAAGCGACGGCGGTAATCTCGGCTACGCAATGGCTGATGCTGTGAAGGTGATTGATGGGGTGTTGGCATCGATTGCCCGCGAGCAGGTACGCCGTGAGCATGCAGTATGGTCACAGGCTACTTTCGGTAATGTCGGCCAAGTCGGTCCGCTAAAGCACTTATCCAAAGAAGCGATCGAGGCCGCTGCTGAACCTGGCGACCTTAGCGAATGGGCTGACATGCAATTCCTGTTATGGGATGCGCAACGTCGTGCCGGTATCAGTGATGAGCAGATTACCCTAGCGATGGTAGAGAAGTTGGCGGTTAACAAACAGCGCGAATGGCCTGAGCCGAAAGATGGTGAGCCGCGTTTGCACATTAAATCTGATCATCAGCCAGAGACAGAACGAAAAAAGTAGAGCGCTGCGATACCTGTACTGAAGGCGCTCGCGGCGGATGTGGAACATGTATTTTTAACGGTAATTTTTGATGAGGTGCTCATGACTACTACCGATTTTATGGAAGAACAGGAAGTATTTAACCTGCTTGGAAAAAAGAAAACCGCGGTATGGCGTTTACGTAAAGACCATGGTTTCCCTATGCCTGTTTTGACATATCCAACACGCTACAGTCGTAAGGCCGTAACGCGTTGGTTAGAAGATGGGGGAATTAATAAATCTAGCTAAGTTAGTACAGTTCACATCAACTAGGTGTTTTTTTGATCTTCAAGCATTTTTTGCAACTCTGGGTTGTCGTTCGCTTGAGTTGCTCTGTGTGAATTGTACTCTTCAAGAGTTTCATTACGTTCTTTTAATTTTTGAGTGTAGGTATTGCTTATAATATCGTGGCGATCTTGTAACACCTGTTCAAGTTGCTTACAGAAATCGGCAATCTTCTCTTTAGAGATAATGTCTTTATACTTTTCAATATTTTTTCTAAGGAGTTTTTCTTTTCTTTTATTAATACTTAATAATTGTCTATTTACACTGCCTAGTGACCATTTGAACCCAAGCGTTTTAATCCAATGAGACAAAAACATTGCCAAGCATGGGAGTGCAAGTAATATCCATGACTTAAGCGATGATAAATCTGAATCTATAAACGATAAATGACCATCCCAAGATGCTACAACTAAGGTAACAGCCCCAGTCAAGCCACTAGCAACAGCATTCGAAATAAGAGGTACTTTTTCGTAACTTTCAGGTGTTGATTTTTCAGTCACCTGCACCTCCTTTGACTGCTTTTCCGTCACGGATTGCAGCCATAGCTACTTCATAGAACTCATCATCAGTTGAAACATCAACAAACTGTTCATGGCTAACACCCTCATCATCAACGTATTCTAACAACAACCTATGCTGTGGAGTGCACATGTAGCGTATACGATCAAAGAGAATCTTGAAGGCCCAGTATAGCACGGGGAGGACGCTGAAAAAGGCCAGCCAGAAAGCAAAAGCTGTCATGATCCCCCCCTAATTTAACTTGGTTATAAAAGTTCGTTCACTCTATCAACTATGTAGGTTTTGTCCAGAGAATTCAAGTTTTCCCGAACAAGCAGGTCAACGTAGTAAACATCGCTAAAAATCCTTGATTCTCGGCCTGTACGAACCCGTTGCAAGAAGTCTTCATCTTCTATTGTAACTGTTACAGTTTCGTCTTCATAATTCGCGCGCCATCCGGTATTTTTGTCCTTGTGAATAGTAAGGAAGGTAATTGGTACATCGTCGAATTTTTGTTCAGAATATGACTGTTCCACAGGAACTCTGCGATATCTAAACGGCTCAGCTTCTTTTTCGTTAACTACCACAAAGTCCTTACCTTGAGAGTTAGAAATTTTGAATGTTTCATACCCCTCTTTTTGTAATGGGTTGTGTATTATTTTAGATAACGCCTTCCGTATACTAGGTGATGACAGTAATGGCCTAAAGTACGACGGAGCGACAATCTCTTGCCCATCTTCAAGAATAATTTTGCAATCGCCATCTGCTGTTAAAGCTATTTTTTGAATTTGCCGCCCACTAATAGAACGGATTATTTCAATTAAAGTACTTCCAGCTGCGACTACGCCAGTTCCTCCTATTCCTATGATGCTTAAAATATCTAAATATTGTGTTGGGTTTTGTATTACATCAATTAAATATTCAAATGACCCTTCGCGAAATGGCTCAACATCAACATTGAGGTTCTCACTGGTACCATTGACAATTAAGTTGACCTCTTTAAGTAAATTATTTAATCCGTTAAGAGATTCAGTTAAAACATCAAGGTCTATCTTATGATTCTTTAGAGCTTCACCATCATATTTAACTACCAACTTATCAACTACTTCGCCTTCATCCGTTACATTTCTTTTATTTTTCATAATAACAATTCCTATTTAAGAAATAAATATGACTTCTGTTGACTCTAAACATTTTCGTTCTAAAAATATACACTAACATACAGCTAAAAAATTAACATATTTGCTTAATATGCCAGAAGATTTTGTCTGCATACAACTCATATGCCTCTTTCTGCTCCACCAGCCAATCGTGTTTGTTATAAACCGCCATCACCCCTCCCAGTTCATGCCCCAGCATCTTTTCGGTGACATGGGGCATAACCCCTTCTCCTGACAAATTGGTTACCAACGACCGCCTGAAGTCGTGCGTTCGCCATTCTGGTATATCAATTTTATCCCTTAACTTTTTCATGTAGAGATTTGCTGACGAACGATCTATGGCCTTGTCCAGTTCCTGCCCGGGGAAGAGAACATCGTTACCTGAATTAAGCAGCCTTTCCACGAATGGCTTTACTTGGTCGAAAACAGGCCTGCGAATCACATTTCCCATCTTGGAGTGCTCTGATGGAGTTGTCCAAATCAAATCATCCATATTGAACTCGCTGGCGGTAGCAAGGCGAAGTTCCGACAACCTTGCCCCCCAAAGCAACAGAAGCTGATGAAGTACCTTGTTAGAGGTAACGATCTTGTTGTTTTCCAGCGCTAACCATATTTTTGCCAACTCGGTATAGGTGAGAACCCGGCTACCAACATCAGGTTTCTTTCCTATGTTCTTAACACTGAGCTTCAAGACTTCGCATGAAGCGATCAACTGTCGGCTTATACACCAGTTCATTACAGATCGGAGCTGGAGAAGCAGCACTCTGGCCTTTTTTCCGTTTTTCTTTTCCTGCTTGTCGAAGAACCTTACCCAGGCTGAAACAGGAATATTTACAACCGGTGCATCCGGGAATTCTGTGTACATGGTGTTGTACACAACAGACTTGTACAACGTTTGCGTATTTGGTTTCAGCGTTTCAACATACTTGCTCCACCACTGATCCAGACACTCTTTAAGTGTTAGCTCACCATCTTCTTTAGCAAAATAATTTTTAGGGTTTAGTCCCTTGAGGTACAATTCGCGCATCTCACCCACGATGACACGAGCATCTTTCAGAGACATTGCCGGATAGCGCCCTATAGTAAGGCGCACTGGCTTACCGTTCCAACGGTAGCGATGTTGAAACGTAATCGTTCCTGTCGGGGTTATGCGTACACTTAGACCGTCACCATCTGTCACTTCGGGTGCGCCGTTGTAGGGCTTAGCATTGATGCTGCGAAGTTTGGTATCACTGAGGGCCACGGCTCTGTATCCTGTACACACTGAATTTCAGCATTCTGTACTCAATCTGTACGCAATGGCAAGTGAACGAAGTGATTTTCTAAGCGGAAGAATGAGAAAGGATAGGAAATAAAAGGAATGAAATGCTTGATGATACGGGGAATGATAGGATAACATGCGACTCAAGCTGAATGCTTGAAAATCAGTTAGATATATGTCCCCTTAGTTAAATGGATATAACGAGCCCCTCCTAAGGGCTAGTTGCAGGTTCGATTCCTGCAGGGGACACCATCCCGCCGTACACCAACGTCTACCATCGTCCACAAATCCCCTGCAACCATCTAAAAACAAAGATATTTTCCTCTCTTGACGTCCATTACCGTCTATTGAAATCAAGTAAGTCTATGGGGCATAATTTGGGGCATTGTTGGTTCGATTGTATATGTGCCCCCAATATGACCAGAAACACCCTCAACAAATTGACAGATCGTCAGTGCAAAACAGCCAAGCCACGAGACAAAGCTTATAAGCTGTCTGATGGCGGTGGTCTTTATCTTGAATTATCCCAGACCGGTTCGAAGTATTGGCGTATGAAGTATCGCCGCCCATCAGACAAGAAAGAAGACAGACTTGCTTTTGGGGTATATCCAACCATCAGCTTACAAGACGCCAGAGAAAAACGAGACGACGCCAGGAAGCTGCTATCCAGAGGAATAGATCCCAAAGCCGAACAAAGAGCAGCAAAGGCAGAAGAAAAAGGCGCATTCACTTTTGAGACGATAGGACGTCAATGGGTTGAAAGCCACCAGATGTGGAACGAAGACCACCGAAAACGCGTACTTAGAAGCCTTGAAATGTATATTTTCCCTCACATTGGCACTTCGGATATTCGCAAACTGGAGGCGATGACAATTTTACCTTTGTTTAAGAAGGTAGATGACGCTGGGAAACACGATACAGCCAACCGACTTAAACAACGAGTTAAGGACATCATACATAGCGCCCGTCTGAGGGGTATTAAGACAGAAATCATCACGAATGATCTCGATGTCCGGTTAATGCAATATGAAACTAAGCATCATGCCGCACTGCATCCCAGAGATTTACCAGACTTTTTCACTCGATTGAGCAGCTTTAAAGGTAATCCTCTTACCCGCCTTGCCATTGAGCTAACCATGTTGACCTTTGTTCGTTCAAGCGAGTTAAGGTTTGCCCGTTGGAAAGAGTTTGACCTTGATCGGGCTGAGTGGATTATCCCTAAAAAACGAGAGCCTATCGATGGTGTGAGGTTTTCCACCCGTGGCACAAAGACGGGAAAAGACGAACATATCGTGCTTCTTAGCCGTCAGGCTGTTTCTATTGTCGAGCAGTTGAGAGAACTAAGCGGAAGCTACGATGTTGTGTTTCCGAATGAAAGAAACACAAAAGGCGTGATGAGTGAAAACACGGTAAACAAGGCATTACGCTTAATGGGCTATAACACGCAAGAGGACGTAACTGGACATGGATTCCGTGCCACAGCCTGTAGTTCCCTGATGGAGTCCGGTTTGTGGCAGGAGGACGCAGTAGAGCGCCAGATGAGCCACAAAGAATATAAAGACGTTAAAAGAGCCTACAAGCACAAGGCTGATTACTTAGAAGAACGCAAACTAATGCTTCAATGGTGGGCAGATTATCTGGACGCCAATCGAGAAATACATATAAGCCCTTACGAGTTCGGAAGGAGAACACGCCGTGACTAA